AAATGATTGCCGAGTCTCTAATACATCATTTGTAATTTTATCGGCATATTTATTATATTCTCTTCTGACATGGCGAATAGCTACAAACTCAAAATTGGTCAATAAATCTTTAATCTCTTTATGTAATACTTTTAGTGCATCATTTGTAACTTTCCATTTTCCTTCAGTTTGATAAATAACAAGCTGTGAATCACCTTCTATTAGGAGACATTTAATATTGAGCTCCTTGGCTGCTTTTAATCCTATTAGGAGTCCTGTATATTCTGCTTGATTATTTGTTGCATAATTCATAAACTCTCCTCGTTCACTTGTAGGCTTACGTGGTGATGGAGAAAATATGACAGCTCCTGCTGTGGATGTTCCTGGATTCGGCTGTGAAAGTCCGTCAAATTGAAGAAGAGAACAAGAGTCTTCTTTTGTTTCATCTGAACCTTTTATAATTGAATAACCTGAATGGGTTTTCTTTTCTAGATAGGGTTTTTGATTTTGATTTTGATTTTGATTCATCATCATTTGAAATGCATTCATTCTTAAATATATCTAATTAATTGTATTTTACCTTTAATTATATATAGATATCAAATTTATATATTTACATACATTAATATTTAGTATATTCAGGATTTTCAAAAGAGATTGTGTTGCTTGTTTAAGTTGTTATATTATAAATGATGAGCTAAAACCTAAAAGAATTTTAGAGGAACCAATTAGATATGTCTGGTACAACTCCAGGAGCACTTTATGAATTAGTAAATAGAGGCCAGAAAGATTTATATTTTATTTCAGAAAAAGGCATAAGTCCATTTTCAGCAACATATGAAAAACAACCGGCTCGTTTAGCAGAAACTCGTAGACAAGTATCCACAAATTACCCAGCATTCGGTCGCAGCTTAGAGTTTGAAATTGATTTCTTTGGTGATATTCTAACAGATGCGGCCTTAATCGTTGAGCTTCCATCTTTGCTGCCACCACAGCTTCCGCTGACAGCTTCCAGCGGCCTCGTTCCCGCTGCCGACAGTCTGGCTGTCAACTATTTCCATGACAACTCTGGGATAACATATGGATACACTTCTGGCGCAGCCTACTATTTATTTGAAAGAATACAGCTTTTTCAAGATAAAATTCTTATTCAAGACTTTACAGGAGACTCTCTATTAGCATACGAATCAACAACCGGTTCATATGGCTCTGGTAGACTATCAGAGCGCATTGGAGGAATATATGATGAATCTGATCCTAAACAAATATCACGCTCTATGGTACCTTTTTCACAAACAAATAGTGGTTTGCGTGTTAAGCTACCATTCCCAGGCTGTCAGGGAGCAGGCGATGGAGGGTTTCCTATATGTACTCTTCGTGAATCAGGGTCATCTATATGGAGATTAAAGCTTACTATGAGAAAATTAGAGGATATACTTATAGCATATGATAGTTCTGGTATCTTAGTAAGAGGGGCTGCAAGGTTTCCCTTTAATAAAACATTATACGCAACAGATATTAATGGAATTGATATTAGCTGTACATGTCTTCAAAAGGAAACACTTAAACTAAATATTCTATTAGAAACAACACAGCTATATATTGAAAAAGAAACTATTAGTAAAATGCAACAAGATGTGCAAGAAATTCCATTTCTCATGTTTTACGATCAAGACCAGTCATATGGACCTATTGATTATGCACCAGTTGATAGAGGTTCAAATGCATATGGGCAAATACAAATAGATGGAAGACATCCTACACATAGGCTTATATTTTTTTATAGACTGAAATTAGACCTAGAAAATGGTAGAAGAAATCCTCATTTAACACTATTTGAGAGTATGAAATTCATAATAGCAGGCAAAGATAGAGAGAACGAATGGCCTTCTGAAATATGGAATGAAATATATAACTATTATAAGAATGATAGAGAATCAACATATTCATATGGAAATTATTATTATCATATGAATTGGTCATTGGGGTCTCAATTTGATAATAATTCTGTAGCAGGTGAAAGAAGACCGCGTACAATGCAGCCTGAAGGAAGTATAAATCTTTCATCAGCAGATAGACCAACGCTTGCATTTAATTTAGCAAACTTATTTGTAAATGATGACAATAATATAGTTACACAAACAACTCAATATAGTTGTGAATATCAGACATATAACACAGAAAACCCAATAACAGACAATCAGCTACGATATGTTGACCTAAAAGTATGCAGTCAATCATGGGCTACATATGTACTTGAAAATGGAAGAGCTAGGCTCATGTTTCATAATTAAAACGTTTGTTGCGAACATATAAGAAATAAATATAATATATAATAAATGGAACTGGAAAGTGGAAATGGAAATGGAAGTGGAAGTGGAAGTGGAACAAGAGAAGCGGTTAAGTGGACTGAATGGTATTGTTATTTATTGGTATCAACTGATTTTAAAAGAACATATATAGGCGCTACAATTAATCCAGATAGGAGACTGGAACAGCATAATAGACTGAAGGCAGGAGGAGCGAAGGCGACCGCAGGTAAAGAGTGGAATCGTTTTTTATTAATAGGCGGATTTCCTGAAGGCAGATCGGCTCTTCAATTTGAATGGGCGTGGAAATATAATTCACGCAAGTATGCAACACGTGGCAACTCATGTATTAAAAATCGCCTAAAAGGATTACAAAAACTTTTTTCACAAGAAAAATCAACCTCAACTGCAATACCATTTAGTGAATGGATTGTTAGACCACATATAATAGACGAATATAGTAATATTGATTTATTAAAACAATATGCTGAATATTGTGATTTAATGGAAAAATAAGCTCCCGAATAAGTAGTTATGGATACCAGATTTTGGGGTCCTTCAGGATGGAGATTATTACATACAATTGCGGCTTCATATGAACCTAAACTACAGAAAAAATATATGCGTGAATTTTTAGAGGTATTACCTTATATACTTCCATGCAAATTCTGCCGCACATCTTTAACTGACTATTATGATATAGAACCATATGAGAAACATTTAGTATCTGCTCGTGCTCTATCTAAATGGCTGTGGGTTGTTCATAATCATGTAAATAATAAGCTCAAGGAACAAGGACAAAATATACCACAAAATCCGGCATTTGAACAAATATATAAACATTATTTGACTCAAATTCCGCATGGTGAACAAAGTGAATGTGAGATGTTTCCTGGATGGGACTTCTTATTTAGTATAGCGTATAATCATCCACTTAAGACTGAAACATCTTCAATGCCAAATGCTCCACCTGCATCTGAATTAAAAACAGATAGAGAGCGTAATCGTTGGAATGTATTAAGAGCATGTGCCCGTTATAGGTATTGGAGAAAGTTTTGGTTATTGCTGCCAGATGTTTTACCTGAACCTTGGCGCAGTCGTTGGCTATTAAAAAGAGAACGTGAATGTTTCAAAAACCGCAAAACAACTGTCGCGTGGCTGTGGCGCAAACGCTGTCTTTTTTCAGAAGGAGACCCTTATAGTGCTGTCTGCAAACGTTTAGTATCTTATTCTAGTGGCTGTTCTACATCAACAAAAGCAAGAACGTGTAGAAGGCTCCGGTTAAAGAAAAAAGAAGCTAAAAAGCGCACAATACGCCAGTAACTATATCAAAACATCAAACAAGATGAATCTAAATATTCCTGAATTAAATAAATGGCAACTTCTTGTTGTCATGTTTTTTCTTTTTCTTTCTATAAACTATCTAATTGTACTATTCTATGACCGTATTATTAAACCTAGTAAGTATGAGAATACACCTGTTAGCACAAGTGAAGGCTACGAAGGCTACGCTGGCATTAAAAATGCAACCTATCCTAGCGGCCAGTTAACTGGCCGTGAAGGCTACGAAGACTTAAGTGGCAAAGAGAAAAAATCACAAGCAGATGAATCCAAATATAATTGGCTTGATAATATAACATTATATGATGATTTTTATACAGGTATATATGATAAACTTGTACAGGGTGAAAAGAGAACACAAATAGAGGTATCGTATTTATTTAGGGATTGGCAGAAGGTGACACCTACAATTAAGCCAGCTTCATGGGTTGTAATGGATGCAGGATGTGGGACAGGAATAGCGACAGCAGGATTATCTAAACTTGGAGTTGGTAAAATAATAGCAGTTGACCGTTCGCAGGCGATGATTACGCGTGCCCAACAAAAAACAATTCCTTCAACAACACTGACAGCCGACCAATTAGCAGCAATTGATTGGCGAGTTGGAACCTTTGAAAACCCGAACCTCTGTAAAGAAGGTGAATTAACTCATGCATGTATGTTATATTTCACTATATATTATGCACCCGACCCTGCTATAATTTTTAAGAATATGAAAGTATGGATAAGACCAGGAGGAGCATTAACCGTGCATTGTGTAAATAAGTTCAAGTTTGACCCTATGTTAGAGTCTGCAGCACCGACTGCATTTTCTTTGCAGAAATACTCAAAGCATCGTATTATGAAAAGTCAGGTTGCATTTGACCAATTTGATTATGAAGGTGTATTTGATTTTGATAATGGCCCTAATTCAAATAAGGCTGAATTCAGAGAAACTGTTAGGTTCAAAGATGGTTCTATTCGCAGACAAAGGCATCTATTCAATATGCCCGAGATGAAGAAACTTGTACAGATAGCACAGGCAGCTGGATGGACATATAAAGGCTATCAGGATTTAACATCGGCCGGCTTTGAATATGCATATTTACTTTTATTTACAAATTAATTACGGCTACTATCTACCTTACAATTTTACATACTTCTATTAGATATTAATGACTTCCAAAAATGATGTACTTGATGTATTTCAACCAGGATTAAAACGCGGATCAGAACGACTTGCTTTTGATCCTGAAAAGAGATATGCATATGTTGAACATACTAGCGAAGGATGGCGCGTATATCTACGTTCAGCTGCTTTTATATATATTCTTGGGAAAAATAAAAAATATAACCCTAAGAAGTTCGTAATAGTAAAAACAGTAGGAGTTAATACATGGGAGATGCCTAAAGGTCAAATGGAAGGAAAGGACATTAATTTACGGGATTCAATTATTAGTTTATTATATCGTAATGTTAAACGAGAGATATTTGAGGAGTCTGGTCTAAAAGGAATTAAGGATCTAAAATATACTGGACTTGCTTTTCAGGGGCAAGAAAAAACATATAACAAGGACACATATTTCCATTATCATATATTTAGGGGATTTGTTACAGAAAAACAGTATGAAAAGGCAAAGAAGCGTTTTGACTGGTTATCTGAAAATAAAGAACATTTTGATAAATTAACACGCGATAAGAAGGAGAAAGATGATATTAAACTATATGAAGATGGTGTACCTATTAGAGGTCGTTGGGGTCCTAAAATAATAGATTTATATATGGCATCGCCTTTATCAAAAAATACAGGAATAACGCATATAAGGCAAACAAAAAAGGTTAGTAAGAGTACGATAAAAACAAGAAAAACAAGAAGAGCTGTGGGGAAAAAAGCAGGAGGAGGTTGTGGCTGTTCAGCAGGTTCTTCTTTAGGGCCATTATTCAATTAAGCGTGATGTCCGTTTAGTTTATCTCCATTTACAGGTTGACCCATTGTTTTATTGAGAAAATTTTTAAAGTCTTCTTTAAAATTAAAAGTACATTTATGATCTTCGGCAACACGATGTTTATCACAAAACTTTTTTGCACAGCGACAAGGGAATGCTGTTATCTTTAATTTCCTTTTACAATTTGGCTGTGAGCAATATTCAATTGTTGACATCTTAATTTATATGTATGTATAGACTTATTGTGTATAGATACAGGTGTATATTTGGAGCCCAAGTAGTATTTAAAATCACATTTTTAAGTATTAATTAGATTTATATTGTGTGCATAATGGGACAACATTTTTGGGAAAAAGCAAACATTCCATCTTTATGGAAATATTTAAAAGCAGCAATATCGCCTAAAAGGGCACCTTATAGGATTGAAAGAAAGCCAGCATATTCAACGGTTTCACCAACAGAATGTGAATATATTGTTGCTGTAGAAGATGATGCAGAAAAGCTGGCAGCATTTTTGCAGAAAAATTATCAGACAGGTTCATCCAAAGAATTATCCCCTAAATGTACAATTAGCAGCAATTGGATTAGACAGCAAATTACATGTGGCTCTATTTTCCTAATTGTATACGAAACAGCTGGCCCTAACAGCCAAATAGCTGGCTGTATAGCTGCTTCTAAACTTGGACAAATAAAACCAAGTAATATTACTATTAGACTTATTAGAGAGTTCTGTATTTCACCTAAATGGCGTAAAAAAGGGCTAGGGTCATATCTTCTTCTTAAAATATGGGATGTTCTAAAAGTGTTGAATGAAGATAGCGTCTTATTTCTAAAAGAAGGCAGGCCGATAACATCAGCTGGACCAACACTCCATACAGGAATGTGGATATATTCTTTATTCAAGTATAGTGAAACTATGGAGCAATTAAAAACAATTAGGAATGTTTTTGTTGTGCCTTGGATTGTACAGGAATCATATATTAAAAAATTTAGTGAATATTCAAATATATCATTATATAATAATTTTTCGTCTGAAGGAAAAAATTCAGATACTATAGTATTAAATTATAAGGGATTTAGGGGTGAAATATTGGCAGCATTTACAAATGCGTGGCAGCAAATAGAAGGAAATAATATATGGTATATGACAGGATGGCTGTCAAAAGGAGAGCTGTTAGATGCCGAACGTTATCAGGCAGCTGAAAACTTTGGCAGCATTTTGAGTTCGCTTGCCGCTACCGATGTGGCTGTATGGCTTGACAGTAAAGTGCTCGCTGTCAACTCGCAGCTGACAGCTAAATGGAAAAAAGATGGTCCATTCCATTGGTATGCCTTTCAGTGGTCTGCAGGTATATATAATGACTGTGATTTATTTTTGAGAATATGATACGTTTAACGGGCTTTTTGGGCAATCTAAACGCCTACTAGTTTACCAACAGTATCTTGATATGTTTTTTCACAATTTCCATAATATGCTAATAAAATGCTACGTAATTTTTGAGAAATTAAATCAAGCCCTTCAATTCCAATAGTCATAAGCTGTGGATTAATAATAAGTGCACCTACCCTATTAACAACAAACATTTCACGTACAAGACTCTCTATATTTTTAACATGCTGTAATTGTATATTCCAGAGCTGTAAGACACCATTCTTTGCTGCCGCAAATTTACTAGGAGTTGTTAATGAGACTGGTTCATCTTTAAAGCCACGTGCATTACATATCATAGGGTCATATTTATTTGCAAGTTTAACAAAATCAGTATCACTAATCACTGTTGAATTCTTATATAATGATGCAAGTATATTAAGAGCTTCCAAGCGCTGTCTTTTTATACTGTCAGATTGATCTTTATCACCAAATTCATGGAAAAGAGCCATTAGAGTATTAAGGCCAGGACTTTTAGAGAGAGCTTCATTTGGAGCAGGAAGACCTGTTGGATGAGCTCCCAAGAATTTTGTTTTACAGATATAAGTGAATGCCTTTTTACCACCAAGATCTGTAAGAGCATCTACATTTAGTAATTGTAAGCTGCGTGCAATACAGTGAGGAACTGGTCTTTGGCCAGGTTGTAATGCAGAATATACTGACCCTAGTTTAGAATTAAATCCAAGTTTATCCTTATCCCTTTCCTTATCCCCTTCTCGTTCTCTTTTTCTTAAACGATCCCTTAATAAACGGTCATATACATCACGTCTATATGGGTCCGTGTATGTATTTCTTTGTACTGCCCTATAAGGGTCTCTATCAGTACCTCTTTCCATACCTCTATCAAAGCCTCTTTCGCGACCTCTTTCAAGGGCATTATAGGGGTCTTTGATTTCTTTCATTACCTCTTTTTTTTCTTCTTCTATACCGAGAACTTTAGAAAAAGAAAGAGGAGGAATAGCTGCTTGTTGTTGAGCTGCTATTTTTATATTTCGCCCTATATGAATTAAAAGTGCATAAATAGATTTAGGAGGACCTACAGGAACCCCTTTACCTGACCCGATTCTAGTCATATAACGCATTTCTCCGCTTTCTACTTGTTCTTGTTTAAATACAATTTTAACATTTTTTAAATATTCACCTGCTAATCTAATATTCTCTTCATATTCGCGAGCCTTGATAGTATTAATTGTTATAGATTGTTCAGCACGTGATATATTTAGACTACACAGAACCTCTAAAAGTTTTTCTCCTTCATAATCATCAGATGTTCTGTCTCCTAAGCGGTCTACTAATATAAAACGTCCATATCCACTATCCTCTAATTGAAAATATATAAAATGTTCTTTTTTCCCAACGGACATTTTGAATCTATTGCTATATTTAGGGTCTTCTGTCAAATATGGCCTTAAGAAATCGTAACGACCAAGATTTATAGAATCAGGTAAACCACCGCCAACAATTATATCACCACCTCCAGAAAAATAAACTCCTTCAGTTGGCTTTAGAACAGGACCACCCTGTTCTTTTCCATATAGCTGTCCTGGTAAAATATTATACGCATCTTGTATAAAAACACCAGGTCTAATAGATTCATCATCCGCAACAGAAAAATAGATGGCTGCAAAAATCTGAAAGAGACGTGTGAAAAAATATCCTAATACAAGACATACTTGTTTTCTTTGTTCTGCATAAGCTTTAGCCATTTCACTTTCTCCTATGCGTTGTCCAGTTAGGATATCTGCTTTCTGAAAATAAATAGTTCTCTTTTCTTTTTCATCCTTCATAACAGGCATCACATCAATAGATTTAAAATATTTATCAAATGATTGTCCCATTATAATAACGTATTTACTGCATTCACTTGGACTGCTCATACTCAATAAATCCTTTGTTGTTATCTGTTCAATCATTAATTTGAATGCGGCATTCATAAGAACGCGCATAGGTTGTGTTGATTTTAATAAAGATTCTCTCGTAGGACCTTTAGAAAAAATACTAGGTTTACTTTTACCTGCTCCCATTCTTCTTAATTATAGGCACTATTATTCATTTAATTGAAAGATACTTTTTCACATATTACTTTGTTCCAAGCATCTAGTCGTCGGAGACATTTTTGAAGTGTAGCTAATGATACATCTGCTGCTTTTGCAATATCAGTATATGTTACTTCGTATTGTGGATATTTTGAAAGAACGAATGCGATACATCCAGCTGCCAAAGAAGGAGGTACATTTTCAATACTATACCCTTCTTTTTCTGATAAGTTTGCAACATATTTTGCAAGCCTTTCTATTTCTGCCGATTTTGCCCTAGGAATAGGAAGTCTGCTAATAGGAAGGCTAATATAGTCTTCTGCGCGTGTTGAACCATAACCAGTATTAACAGTTGACTTTTTTGTGAGGCCTTTTTGTTCTGCAAGAGTAAAGATTTCTTGGAAGTATTTGATTGCCTTTGTGAATGTTGCAGTACTTAACGAAAACATATCCGCAATTTCCTTTGGTTTTCTCGGATTTCCTGCCTGTTTCAATGCAATATAGAGACAACTTGCTAAAATAGCATCACGGGTGAGACCACGACGGTCACACAGGTCATGTAATGACACAAACATTTCCTTTGTATCTTCTACAATTGACTGACTAACGCCATTATTTGTTGAAATGAGAGCAATTCTTTCAAATGTTTGCAGCAAAGCTCTTTCCTTATAGGGCATTGAATTCCAAATATGATGTTTACGAATACTATGCATTATTTTTCCTTTACCGCTAAGGATAATTGTACCTAGTGATGCTTCCGGAAGACGAGGGTCCTGTGGTGCACCTACACGACAAGGGTCAGATCCGCGGTCATCATTGGCAAAGTATCTATATTCGGCTGATGTATCAAATGGACGGTCAACAATTTCTCCACACTTTTTACAAATAGCAAGTTCTTCCGTTATGATATCTTCTTTTGTTGCTCCACAAGGACATGGAGGTAATTCTTTCAAGATATCCTTTTCAGTCTTTTCTTCAAATGCTAGCCACCATTTTTCATAGTTAAGTGGCTCTTTATCGTATTTTTTTTTGTGTAATCCAGGAAATAAATCCATTTTGTAAGGGGTACTTGTAAAAATACAATTAGGATAAATTCAATTTTAAATTATATTTATCACACCATTTATTAAGTGTATATGATGAATATTAAAGAAACAGACCCAACAAGTCAAAATGACCCCTCAACACAAAAACTACCTACAGGTGATATAACAGGTATAGGGTTCTTTGGCCCTGACTATAATCCAACAGATGACCTCTTAATGCCTCATAAAATTGGTGTACGTGATGAAGGTTCTATGAGTGCAACAATAGATGCTGTAAAGGGTGTTGCGTATTATGTGGATATGATAGGTTTTGGTGCGCCAAGTAATTTTTTGACAAGAAATATGAGTCAAAAACCAACACCACTCGGCATTAATTATTATTTTAAAACAGGTCAACAATGTTCTAATGGTGCTGATATGTGGGCGTATGTTGAAGGTATACCTAAAGGTGATGCATTGGGTCAAAATGTAATGGTTGCGATGCGTGAAGTTAATATGCCACCTTTAAAAGGTCTTGTTCCTGGTATTATAGAGGATGTAAAAGCTGGTTTGAATCCAGTGCCTGTTATTAATTCATTATTTGGTTCAGGATATCCTGTATGCGAGCTACAAGAAAATCAAGTAGGTACTATTACAAATATGATATATAAACAGAATGCAAATGGTTCGTTAGGGGAGCCATTAATTGATAATCCAGCCACTGCGTATAGAAAAGCAGATGGAAAATGGTATCAGAAAAAATGGACACAGAAAATGAATGTGACTGTAAATCGTAATGGTGTTAAAAATGAAAAACCGATTTATATTACACGTGATGAATATATGGCTGCCCCAACGACACATAATTCAGATGGTACAGCTATAGATGGTTCTAAAGAAAAGTTTACAAATTATGGGCAAAATGGATTATTTTTTACAGCAGCGATACTATTAGGTGTATTTGCATATATTGCTCCTAGAAAATAAAAATGAAATTGTTTACAATCAGACTTGGATAGTACATATATTGAAAAATGATATCACCATCTAATTTTAAGATTGGAAAAGACTTTATTGTGATGGATGAAGATAATTCTCTGTTATTTTATCGTTGTTCAGATATTGGAAAAAGAACGATTGTTGGATATTCTCTAATTGAAAATAATGGAGAAATCGTCTTTAACGAAACTCAATTTCAAAAAAAGAATATTTATCTACTTAATTATACATTTACAGATACAGTTAGTGATTTATGCTGGGTAATTAATGCAATTAATAGAAAACATCATATAAATGTAAATAATAAAACACACGGTCTTGTTAGACTTGTTAAATATCTAGCAGATAAATACCTAATTGAAGATGGTAATATTAGTTATGGAAATATTGCAATTTTAGAGGAGGATGATATTAATGTATTTCCTGTAGAAAAAGACAGGTTTGGGTGGCTTATTGGAGGTATTCAAACAAATAAGGGTATTATTACA